CTTGACAGCCGCAAACGCCTTCGTGAGCATTCCGATCACACCGATAACCTTGCCGGCAATCATTAACACTGGTCCAAGGGCGCCGGCTAGACCAATTGCGCCGACTACAATTGCCTGTATTGGCTCTGGTAGCGCGTTGAATCCTGCGGCCATTGCGCTGATTACTTCTGCCAAAGCCTTCGCCGCCGGCACAACGACGTTAATCAATATCGGGGTCAATTCGGTAAGTACCGGAATCAGGGCTGCACCGATCTGAACCGTGACGATCTCAAATGCCTGCTTGAGTTTTGCCATTTCCCCGCGGGCATCGCGAGTCGCTTGCAAGGTGTCCTCTGACAAGATCAGACCGGCACGCTCAGCCTCGTCGCCAAATTCCTTCATGGCCTTGCCGTCGTTTATAAGCAAGGGCACGAGGGCGGCGCTGTCGCCGGCTATGGCTTCCATGTAGAAGGTCATCTCTGCCTGCGACAAATTGGCTTTTTCTAGGCTGCTGACGTAAAGCTGCAGGGCATCAGGGCCGGATAAGCCTCGGAATTGATCTGCCGTTACTCCGACCTTGGGGCCGATGTTCTCGAAAAAATCGGCCATAGGGCCGGCGCCGTTAGCGACGAAATCGCCTACCCGGTCGTTCATGTCTTTCAGGATATCGGCGTATTTGTCGGATTCGATGCCGACTGATTGTGCAGCAAATGCCTGCTTCTGAAACTCTCGGGTCGTGGTGTTCGACACCTGAGCCATGCGGTCAAGATCTCGGGTGTAGGTAGATGCTTTGTTGGCAAGCAATGCAACTCCGGCTGTAGCTGCAGCCAGCGGTCCGGTTACCCATTTCGTCATGGAACCGCCGACGCTGCTAACCTTGCGGCCTACGTCCTGAAAGCGATCCCCGAGTTTGACAAGGCGGCTAGTGGTTTTCTGTGCTTCGGAATCAATGTCGGTCAATCCAGATGTAACGGCATCCTGACCTTCGAGCGCAATCTTACCGACGATTTTGAATAGTTCTAGCACGATCACGCTCCATTATGCTTCTGGCTCTGGCGATGTTGGCCTGTATCTGATTTGACACCTTTGGCTTTTTCTTTTTTTCGGACAGGCCAAGGTATCTTAGATAATCTTCAAAGTTCTTGTTGCCTCCATTGCCAGCCAGCCACTGCCCGAATGCCTGCGCTATCAAATTATCTTTCGATGCCTGCTGTCTCGATTTTAAAGCGGCATCACTCATGCCCTTATATTCGCGAGGGGTCAGCGTATACAGGTCGTGCAATCGCCATCCATAGCGATCAATAAGCATATCCGTAACACGCCATCGACCTAACTGAGCATCCCTCGCGCTTGTGCTAAAAAATCCTTCAACTCAGGATCTTCTTTGATCTGAGTAATGATCGCAGTAACCGTCGACAAGGGCTGATCCTTTAGCTCGTCGACTGTCATTCCTGCTGTGCTTGCCAGAAATTTGAAAGCAGAATGTCGGCTGTATTTAAGGGCGGATTTAATAATGTCTCCGCCCAATTCACCCACTGCATTTTCATCATTGGCGTTACGGGCTCGCATCATCTTTTCGATGTCGATGTGATCAAGGGCGTCAGCCAGAACTTCGGAAAACTCCAAAGCTGCGCCCGCGGTCAGTCTGACTTTTACTTCAGTCATAAATTACGCCTGTGTTGGAATGCGAATTTCCCAAGGGCTCAATTCGACATCGGCCGGATCGAAATGCGCGGCAAAAGTTACTTGCAGACTGGTTTCATCATCGTCAGTTGTTTCGATCTCGAAATTGCCTTCTGACAGCGCATTCGTGATCTTAAAAATGATGTCCTCGCCGGTATCCCTTCGCTGCCCAATAAGGGTCACGTTGGTTTTGTAGGCACTTTCTGCAGGGAAGTCGATGCTTCTGGTAATAACATCGACTTCATCCGGGGCCGTGCCTTCGATTGCAGAAGCTGTCCCGAACAAAGCATCCATGAAATTTTCCTTGGTCATTTCCAGAAGATTGACCATGATGCGAGCGTGTTCGTTAATGATCCGGCGAGCGCCAAGCAACGGGCCCCTTACACCATCGATTGGGATCTCCCGTACTTCTTGCTCGATTACGAAACTGGCGCCATCTCGGGTCGCACCCATTAACCGTTCTCCGGATTCCTCGTAATCGATGTAGACGGTTCCACTGTCGACGATCATGCTCTTTACTGTGTTCGTTGAAATACCTGTCATGGCTGGCCTCCTCAGACCGTGATTACACCTTTGATTGCGTCATAGGTTTTGGGGCCCACTTCCGGCACCGCCAAGATATCGCCAATTGTGGCGAAACTCCCATTGTCGTCCCTGAATTGTATAATTGCACTCGCGGTAGCGCCACCAACACGCGGTAATTCCTGTAATTGGCTGGCAGTTGCCGTGTTGATATTGGTCAAGGTTAAGCCACTAGGCCTCGACAAGCGAGCTTCAATTACCGCGGATCTGAGCGTCCTTGTACCGATGACCATGCGCCAACGGCTGGTGTCGGGCTCGGGCTCTTGCAGACTGCCACTGCTCTGCAATTTCAGCCGGGTCGATCCCCGCTCAGTATCTATCGCGCTGTAGTCCAGAAGATCTTCGATGCGGTACGCAATGGATTTTAGCCGTGACAGGGAAGATCCCGCGTCCCAACAATTCAATTCCAATGTGCCGCTACTGACCGTGCCGCTGATCTGACCGACAGGCGAATCCTGAAACTGCGCTACGATATAGGGCTGACGCGATGATGGTGACCACTGGGTATAAACCGCCGGCAATCCGGTAACATCATCGAGCGGAAGCAATCCCGCCAGCACTGCATCATTCCTGAGAAGATCCACAATTTCTTTAAGCATCAGTCCACCCTCTTTGTGAGCTTCGCCCGGATCTCCCGTAGGACGGATTCAATCGTGCTGACGAAGAACGGTCGGGACTTCATTTTCTTCGTGCCGAGTTCCAAATGCGGGGCGTATTCTTTGTCGCTGCCGACATAATACAGGGATTTGCTGGTCGGGCTTGGGGCTGTTGTGATCGATGCCCTCAGATCTCCACTGAGAACTGCTGGTGGCTCGCCCGGTGCAGATGCGGTGTGTGGCTCTCCTGTCTTGCTTACCCTGCGCGTTGTACCGCTGCGCTGGCCTGAGAGCGTATCTTGTATTTTGGCTTGCGCGTATAACGCTGCATTTTTGGCATTGGTTTTGGTGCCTGCCTCGATGTCAGCAATGACTTCTTTACGGGATGATGTCATTCGGATTTTGTTCATCGGATACCCCAAGCGTTGCTGTCAAATACAGACCATGCGGGGGCCGATCAACTTGCCCGGTCACATCCAGATAGGTGTTGCGGGTTACGACGAATACCTTGTCGCCGGTTTGCAGATCGGCATCTTTCAGGGCTGTAACTTTATACTGCCCATCAATCCGCTCGTTGTCAGCAATTACGGCCTCGCCGGGTGAGAAGGTAATTTCACATGGAAAAGTACCTACGGCCCCCGGCTCCTTAACGAAACCGCCCATGCCATCATCACGGCGCGTCAGTCTGTAGACGGTCATCGAGTCGAACATTGCGCTACCATCATAGTCAGATAGCGTGGCTTCATAGAGAAAGCGAGTGCCCCGGCGGTTTTTGCGCGGGTCAACTTGCAGGATCTCACGGGCCTCTGGCGGAATATCGATAAACGTGCCATCAGCCACAATTCCGCCAATCTCGAAAACGTCCTCACGCAGATACGCTTTGCTCGCGCCTGCCTTTGCCAAACCTTCGCGTGGGGCTTTGCCTGCAAGGGCAACCCTGCCAGTGTAATTCTCAGCGGTTGGAGTATCGCCGGGGGGCCAATAGGTAAGAGGGTGCGCCAGGTCACTCATAGAACAGTGAACCGTGCTTTGCGTTTTTCGGAATCGCGCAACTTGCCGGATGTGTCGAGGGTCATCGCCATCTGACCGTGTTGCGTACTCTTCAATCCCATGCCACTTCCTTGCTTGCCCTCGAATGTCCACGAACCTGTACCAACAGATTCCTGCCGTTCTAGGGGATCGGTGACAGCGAGAAAATGCGCGGCAAGATACGTCAGCACTTCTGATCCCAACGCATCACTAAGGGTGTTGTTGCCGATCACCGCTTCGTAATACGCGGTAGCGGTCGTGATGAACGATGCAGGATCAAGCTCAGTCGGAAAGACTGCTTGGACTTTTTCCGGTGTAGTCGTTGCCGCCATTGGTCACAGCCTCTCAATCAATCGGGCTTTCGGTGTCGTCATCGTCAGAACCGGTGTCGGCATCACTGCCGGTATCGGCATCATTGCCGGTGTCAGGTTCTTTCGGATTGGTGACGAGAGTTTTTGCTCCCTTGGGCTTGCGGCCTGGTTTCTTTTTGGACTCGCCTACAGCCTCAAAACAGGCAGATCCGCCGTGCTTGCGGTATTGGGCTTCGGTCAATTCTACGGTGTCTCCGATCCGGTGCGTCTTTCGCTGGCTGACTTTGCCTGCGCCCGTTGTGATCTTGCCCCGTATGATTCGATAAGTTGGCATATCGTTGTCCCTGCTAATCGCTGGTTGTGTTCTGAAAAACAACCGGGGCGTTGGGCCCCGGTCATTCTACTTGCTCACTGGTGAGCTTTACGCCGGCCTCAGATGCACGATGCCTGCACGGCCATCGTAATCCGATTTCAGACGAGCAGCCCAACAAGCCATCACCTTAAAGTTCTCTACCATGCCGCCTTGAGTTGACCACTGGATCGTGGAAATAGGCTGAGCAATTGCCAAGTCGACAACATCGCGGGTCATCTGGACCAGAACCACGTTGTTAGCCGCAAGGCGGTCGGCAACTTCAACTCGTTCGATGCCGGTCAGGGCCTCGATACGATCGCGCACTGTGCGCGGGTATTGATCGCTGTAATCCTCGTCCAGCTTGAATTCGTAGCCGGTCGGGACATACAGGACAAACGGGCCGAAATGCTTGTCGTCACGCGCGGCCTGCAGCATCGCATTTACATCGTCGATGATGGTGCCGTTGCCGTTTTGCGCGACAGCATCCCAATTCGTATCAAGATCTACTTGATTACGGCCCGGTAGGTTGGTGTAGCCGTACAGGTTGTTTCCCTGCACTACGATAGGCTCCCCGGCAAACAGCATGTCCTCTGAACGCTCACTCACACGACGAGCGGCGATAGAAGCGGCTGTTACGTCGAGGGACTCACCGACCATGCGCGAGGCTTCCAGACGACGAATGTTCACCTGAAAATCCTTGTGGAAGATCGGCACAGGCACGTTGCGCAGATTCCACGCCGGTGTGTCGCCTTCCGCTTCGGTGATACCGGACATGGATACGTCAGCCGCGGTCATGTCTGATTCTTCTTCCCATTGACTCAGGGTGATACCGATTGAGCCAAGGTTGTGAATCAGGCCACGCGCCTGCAGATCCCGAACACCGACCAGTCGATCCGTTGCGACTTTCACAACTTCGGTGTCGATATCCTTCCATTCGTCATAACGCAGCAGCGCCCCATCGTTGGCGACAAGCGGCTTGCCGTTGTTGCCTACAATGCGGGGTTGCCCCTGCTCGTTAAGGTACGGGCGCTGAGCATTCAGGTTAAGGCGTCCAGTGCCCATCACCTGACCAGCGGCATTTACGTTTGCAATATCAGGCTTTGGCATTAGATGACCTCCACTTTCATGCGGGCTGGTGCGCCACCCGCTGTATTATCCACCGTTTCCAGTGCCTTAACGAGAGCAAGGCCGGCTGCGACGGTTACGAATTGGCCGTTGCCACCGCTTTCGAGGTAGTCGCCAGCCGCGATATTCTCGCCATCAGCGATGTACGAGTACACTTCCATACCGGAATAAGCCACACCGTACAGGACGGTATCGCCATCGGCGTAAGCAGTGTCGATGCCATCGCCCACAACTTCATTGGGTCGGGCAAAAGCCGGGACAGCTACGCCGCCCACGGTTGAGTGTGCAGTGACGGTTCCGCCGACATCCTCAACGAGCATACCGGGCAGAATGCCAGCCGCACCCGCGACACCTTCTTTCCCCATCGGACAGCCTTTGAGGAAAATGATTTTCGAAGTGTTATTGCTTGGCATATCTTAGCCCTCCTTTTTCATGGCGAACACGTTGGGAATCTGCATTGCTGCTGTTGATTCCGCTTCGGATTCGTCCTGTTGAGTTGACAGCGGTTGATTGCCGCCACGTACACCATAATCAACTGTAGGACGGATCCCGTTGGCGATGGTTTCCAGAGTAGGGACATCCATTTCTTTCATCTGATCTTCGGTCATATCGCTGTTGCCAGTAATGCGAGCCACAAGAGAATTGCGATGTTCAGCGTATTGGTTACGCGCAAACGCCAACGCCTGCTTATCCTCGTCGCTCAGACCTTGTGCTACTTCCGGCTGGGCCGGGGCTTTGTTTTCAGGCATTGTAGCGCCCTCCTCGTCATTGGCCCCTGATTCGGGGTCAGTTGCAGGGTCGTCGGCTGACACACCCCCATTGCTTTCTACGGTCTGGGCCGCGGCTTTGTAGCCTTGGGTCAGAACACGCAATGTTTCCGTCGACATATCCATCAAGCCGTACATATCTTCTGGCATAAACGGCGATTCGTTCATGCTGACCAGATCCGCTACCATCTGACGGAAATCATCATCAGCACCCCGGCGGTTTGCTTCAACTTTTAGCGCCTTGTCAAATTCGCTTTCGCCGTTGGCGTCAATTTTGGAACTGGTCGAAAAGGCTGAATTGATCGCGTTAATGGCAGTGGTCAACGCGCTTTTGCGATTCATGGTTTGCTCGTTTGGCATGACTTTACCTCTTTGCTGGTTGGCTCGAATGCCGCACCCGTCCTCGAAAGAACAGGCGCCTTCGATATCGAACAAGATTGCCAGATGATCCGGCTTTATGTCGCGATGAATGGTGATGTCGTTTTGGGCGTTATCGTGTTCACAGAAATACCCGGTGCTGACATCGATTTTTAATTCCCCTGTCTCAAGGGCCTCGATTGATCCTTCCCGCAACATTTCCGCTCGTTCGATATTCACGTAGGCATCAGCTTTCAGATCCCCGCCACGGTATTCTGTGCCGAAAATATAGCCTACTTGCCACCGATCCAACACCTCCGGGCTGTTCGCACTGAGGAAATCGCCGTTGTCGTCTGCAGGATGACCGAAAGTTACGGGTACGCCATTCCAGCTTGGCGCGAAGAATTCTTCGTCGGGAATGGTCGCGCCGTTCATGACTACCCCGAGTTTCGCCATGATGACCGGGACAATCAAATACGCCTCGCCTCGCCAGTTCTGACGCATGGGGGCCGCGACTTGCTGCAGGGTCATTACGTGCTGCTTGTTGGTGACCGGCTGGCATGCGCAGGGCATAGATCTGTCCTTATAGCTCAATGATCGGAATCGCAATACATCGGCAATTCGGATGTACTGGTATCAGATTTTCGATTCTGTTTAAAGAATATACAGTACCTTCGAGTCCTTCGCATTTCTTACATACTCGCGCATCCCCGGCTGTGCTGAATTCTGCCTGTATTTCTGCGCTTCCTACGCCGGCCTCTCGATAGGTTGCAACGTTGGCTGCATGGTGAGCCCGGATGACTTCGGTTCGTGCCAATGTGCGGCTTCGAGTCTTCCCTATCTTCTCCACCCGGTCACGGATCCGTTTTGCTATTTTCTCCGTGCCTTCGCCAGCTTCGAGCCCTAACGCAATTTCTCTACGAATTCCGGCTTCCATCGCGCTATCTATCTTTTTCAGATCA